CTGAATCAGAACCCGATTCTGTTTCTGTATCGGAATCACTTTCAGTATCAGAACTATCATCGTCATCATATATCTTAAAATGTTTAGACGTTCCTTCGTACCCTTCAGGTTCCGATGTGTTCATTACTATCTATAGCATTTTTTAACATTAATTCTGACGGATTTTTTGGTTCCCACGCATCCCAATTATCGTACGCCATATTCATTTTGACAAACTTATATTCACGTCCCTTGTATCGTGTAAAAGGAATTTCTTCATCTTCAAATTCGATGTCTTCTTCCTGGTCTTCTTCATCGGAAGATTCTTCATATATTTCCGGGAAATGTGTTCCCATTTTCTTACCAACTTCGTTCATGGCACAATATTTCATGGCGTATTCCATATCTTCACCAAGTACCATATCTCGACCACACGCCGTAGCGTATTCGGCTGCGAGAACCATAGTTCTTTCGAGTACGGGTTGGATAATGTTAATAGCAGAGTCCTGGACTTGCTCAATTAAGTTTGCGGTTGCGTCTTTTTCTTGTTGATTCATTATAAATTAAACAGTGTTTTAGCAATTCCGTTTTCTATACGGAGTATATTATAACTTAGGCCTAAAACTCTAAGTTCTCTTTTAGCCTCCTGATCTGGTAATATTCTGAGTTTTATATCCTGTTCTTTAATTAAACTAAAATTTCTTTGTCCTGTTGGATACCACCGTTCCGGTTCAAGTGCAAAACTATACGAATAGTATCTTCTAAATAATTGTGTTCTTGAATGGTGTATACCACTCTGTATTGCGCGTAAGTTTATGACATTACCTGTAACTTTATCTAAAATAACAGAATCGTCTAATTGTATTTCAAGGTTTTGTAAATGTTCGTAATTTACGTATTCACCGTTATACAATTGGTAATTTGAATCATAATCAAAATTGGTAACAAAATGAGGCGTCGCCGAATAGAGATCATCTTTTCTAAGTGTTTGAATTATAAAAAAAAGTTCTTTTACGGGGTTTTTAAATTTAAGGTTATGTTTAACATCAACCATAGAGTTCGCATTTGAATCCTGTGGTATTATAGATTTACTCTCTTGTATTTGTGTGATTATATAATCTATTTTTTTACTTAATAACATCTGTTTTTCTTCTTCATCTAGAGAAACCATTTCAGTTGTTAATTTTAAACTTTTTATAAGTCCTTTTGTTTGTATGTAATCACTTAAATAATAAATTGAATTACTATTTGCAGGGTCGGTTGCATCGTACCCCCAAACACAATCTTTTAGATCTCTAAGTTTTATAACAATTTCTATTTCCTGACCTGTTATGGCACAAAGTGGTACAGCGAGTTCGGGATTATTATAAAAATAAAATGGTATATCAACAAAATATTTAGTATCAGAAGTTGCTAAACCTAGATACCCTGCAATTTTAGCTTGTCTTACATTCGTACCTGAAAGTTCTAAAGGTGGTTTACCAATAAGTTTCGCTAAGTTATGTTGTTTTGTTTGTGTAACGTAATTATCAGAATATATAGCTAAGAAATCACTTGGTATACGTTGAATAACCTGACCACCTATAAGAATTTCTACATACTCAATCATGGCGTGACCTATAGACTCGACATACCCTATACCTTCTAGACCAGCTACTAAATTCTGTTGTATACTAGATAATTCAACTTTCATACTCACTGTCTTAAGAAGATCACCTTGGTTTTGTGGAATGGTACACCGAATAGTGTTTCCAAATTCTACTTCACCTTCAACATCTAAATCAACAAAGAATGGTGCAAAGTTTGTATGTTTTTGGAAATTCTTTATGAAATATGTATATTCGGGGTCGTCTGTAAAAAAAGCGTCCTGTGGGCCAGATGTTTCTAATTGAACACGACCAGCCATTACTAGTATAACTGACTAAAATTTTAAACCCCCAAGTCCGCTGCTTATACGTAAAACGTTATAGTTTACAGCGTATACGTAAACTTTGTGTGCGAAACTCGCGTCTGGTGAATCAAGTTCAATATCTATCAAATTGTGGGCTATTCTACTCATATTGACTTGACCGGTAGGGTAATACGTTTCCGGTTTCAACGAGAAACTATAGACACCAAAGTTATTACTCGTTACACCCGTATAATACTTTAATGGTTGTTCGTAACTGAGCATTAAATTATCGGCATCTATGATTATGTTATTATTAAATTTCATGGTAACTTGTTTTATTGGTTCGTATTTGTATACGTCATCACTAACAGCCATAAAAAACATTTCCTTGACCGGGTTTTTAAAATTAAGCATACCAGATTTTTTAGATTCACCCGCTTTAAACTTGAATTGAGACAATTGGAGTTGAGTTATAACGTATTCTATGGGGCGTGTAAGTAAGAAATTTTTTTCATCTTCAGTAATAAAAAAGAAATCTGTTACAAGTGAAACCTTTTTAATAGAAGACAAAACACTCGACGGTGGATCAGATACATTACCACCTGTTCTCGTGTATGATAATGTGACGTCTGCGAGTTTTTTAAACTTTACGTGTACTTCAACAAGTTGTTTTGTTAAAGCACACACAGGTATAGCTAAACTCGGGTTTCTAAAGAAATAAAAGGGTAAAAATAAACTATAATCCCAATCGTACGTCACGTCTATATAATTACCGTGTCCCGTTAAGAAATAGAGGGTTTGATCAATATCATCTTTATTACTGTGTATTTGGTCATACATGTAAATGTAATCACCCGTTATTCTCTCTATGGTTTGCCCACCAATAATGAGATCAGCGTATTCTATTAATTGTGCACCTATAGATTCGCGGTATCGAAGCGTTTTTACGTTTATTTGACCACCCATATCAGAGTGATTGTGACAGTAATAGTATAAAGTTGATGGTGCACCCACCGGTACGACGAATGTAACAGTGCCATTGTCTGTTCCATCACCAGTCACACCAGTATCATACACAGAACCACCATTACGGGTTCCATTAATCGTTTCAGATAGGTAGAAAGGGTGACTAGATGCGTTCACATTAAAAGTATACGTTGCGCCTTCATACAGTGTAAGTGTTGCCTGTTGAACACCGTCTATAAAGTATTTACCACCGGCGGCAGTCACTGTAAATGATTTATCAGGTGTCGTTGGTTTAGGTAAAGTAAATTTAAGCATTGTACTTCGAATAAGATCTCCTTTGTTTTTGGGTATACGGCATTCTACCGATGCATCATAATCAATATCACCATCAAAAGGTGTTTCGATAGATTCAATTGAAAATTTAGTATGTCTTCTAAAATTCATCAGGAAATACGAAAACTCAGGTTCCCCAGTAAGCCATTGGTCCTGGATACCCGTGATAGCAAGGTTTAATCGACCAGCCATTCTTACTTTACGTGAGTAAAATTTTATGAAATAAAACGACACGATATTATAGATGAATCTTCAGTTGAGAAAATTTAAACCTGAAAGAATGGCAGACGATAAAGTATGTGTTTTTATAGGTAAACGTAATACGGGTAAATCAACCCTTGTTACTGATATTCTGTATCATAAAAAACATTTACCAGCGGGTATCGTTTTATCAGCAACAGAAGAAGGTAATCATTATTATCAACAGTATATACCAGATTTATTCATATACGGTGATTACGATAGAGAAGCTATTGAACGTGTAATGGATAGACAAAAAAGATTAGTTGGTGCGGGTAAACAAAATTGTGGAGCCTTTCTTCTTTTAGATGACTGTATGTATGATTCGAAGTTTATGAAAGATACATGTATTCGTCAATGCTTTATGAATGGACGACATTGGAAGATATTTTTCATGTTAACCATGCAGTACTGTATGGATCTACCACCTGCACTCAGGGCAAATATTGATTACATCTTCATTTTACGTGAAAATATTATTCAAAATAGGGAAAAACTGTTTAAAAACTTTTTTGGTATTTTTCCATCTTTTGAAATGTTTAATAAAGTTATGGATTCGTGTACAGAAAATTACGAATGTTTGGTATTGGATAATACTTCTAAAAGTAATAAAATAGAAGATTGTGTTTTTTGGTATAAAGCAACACTTCGTAAAAATTTCAGGGTTGGTGCACCAGAGTACTGGCAAACACATAAAAAGATGTTTAACCCGAAACATGGTAACATGAAAGTAAGAGATCCAAATTCAGTTAAAAAGAATACACCATTTAAAGTCACGAAAAGGAAATGATAAGATCAATTGTTAAACGAATGTATACACCTATAAAAAATACCAACACTGTAGTGTATCCAGCTTATAATGAATTTAAACCAGATGATAGTGATGATGGGTACCGTGTTATAATTGATATATGTCATCATACAAAAACTGTTTATATAGATAATGATATGTGTGATTACGATAAATTAAATGATTTACCCAGGATCATAAAAACATTCGGGTGTTTGTATCCAAACTACACTCTTCAGGACAATAATGCGTAATCATTTAAAACCAAAAAACTATGTACA